ATGACTTATACAAAGATTTTAAACGAAGTAAGAAAATTATTAAGTGGTGATAACAGTAGATATTATTCACAAAGATTAAAAGACAAATACATTCTTCCTTACACAGAAAAACTCACACATAAACTAATAACTAAATTCAAAAACAAAATTAAAGATATAGATCCTATTTTATTAGATGTATACAGTGAATGCGAAAAAATTTCTAAAACTCCTGAACAGTATATCCCGGGAATATACAACTATCAGATTCAACACAGTTCAACAACTGTTAGCCAGTTTTATACAGAATATTTTGGTGAACCTGCGAAAGAAAATTTATTTTTGTATTATGATAGAAAAGACAAAATGGGTCTGCATTTTTTTGACACTAAAGAATTGTCAACTTCAAAAAAAAATCTTTCTGCTCTAACGCAAAAGATATTGGAAAGACAATATTCAAGAATAAATCTAGATTTAACCAAATGGACATTACCACAAATAACAGAAACAATATTAGAATTAAGAAGAATACCTTTATTGGTAATACTACCAGGTACCAAAGAAGAAGACACCCTAAATCAACTGCACCAAACACATAAATTATTCAAAAATATAATTGATAGCAAAGAAATATCTGTTTTGGCACGATGTAAAAACTCAACTCTTTTTGGTAAAGAATTTAATGATTACATTAAGGACAACCAATTAAATAATTCACTTGCTAAAAAAACAAAACTAGTGTATATTACTAATAAGAAGATTCCAAAGCCTTTGTTAACATCTGAGTGGGAACCTGAAGCAGTACTAATCTGCGACAACACAAGAAGTTACACAAAGGTTGATAGATATGTTGGTACTATCGATCTACAACTACAGATTAATGGACAAGACAGTTATTGGAATCAAATACATTTTGGAGCAGATTCATTATGAGATGTAAAATTGTAATCACAGATGAGGTCAATGTAAAAATTGAAGGCTTACCTGTGGATGTACGTAGAAAGATTGCTAACAAATTCAAATTTTCAGTGCCTTATGCTAGATATCTTCCACAATACAAATTAGGTCGTTGGGATGGTAAGGTTGGTTTCTTTGGTTTGGGTGGCAATGGATATGTAAATCATTTGGATAAAATTATAGAATATCTTCACGAATCTGGAGTTGAAATAGAAGAAATTGATGACAAAAGAGAGAAGTTCGATTTAACATTTGCTAAAATTGATAAAAATTACTTTAGTAGCAAGTCTTGGCCCAAAGGACATTTATGTGAAGGTCAACCAATCGAACTGCGTGATTATCAGGTTGATGTTATTAATAACTTTATCAAAGAACCACAAAGTTTACAAGAAGTTGCCACAGGTGCTGGTAAAACTATTATCACTGCGGCGCTGAGTAGTATATGTGAAAAGTTTGGGCGTACATTGGTTATTGTTCCTAACAAAGGACTGGTAACTCAAACAGAAGAAGACTACATCAACGTAGGCTTAGACGTTGGTGTTTACTTTGGAGATAGAAAAGAATTAAATCGTACTCATACGATTTGTACTTGGCAAAGTTTAAATGTATTAGACAAAAAAGCAAAGTCTGGTGAATCTATTTTTACATTAACAGATTTTTTAGATGGTGTTAAAACTGTTATCATTGACGAAGTACACCAAGCAAAAGCAGAAGTATTGAAAAAATTACTAACACAGCATCTTAGAAATGCTCCAGTAAGATGGGGCCTAACAGGAACCATTCCAAAAGAACAATTTGAATTTCAGAGCATATTAGCCAGTATCGGTCCTGTTGTGAATCAAATTTCAGCAAAAGAATTACAGGACAAAGGCGTATTATCACAATGTCACGTTAATGTTGTACAATTAATTGATACCGAAGTTTACACAAACTATCAAGAAGAATTAAAATATCTTGTAACCAACGATAAACGAATAGAATATCTTGGTAAATTGATTAACAAAATTAAAGAAAAAGGCAACACACTTGTTTTAATAGATAGGCTTACAGCAGGCAAGCGATTATTAGAAATAATTGATGATAGTGTTTTTATTCAAGGTGAAACTAAATTAGCAGATAGAAAAGAACAATATGATGAAATTAGTGACTCTGATAACAAAGTCATAATAGCAACCTATGGAGTAGCATCAGTTGGCATAAACATACCGAGAATATTTAATTTAGTATTGATAGAACCAGGCAAGTCGTTTGTGCGTGTGATACAATCAATTGGTCGAGGCATACGTAAAGCCAAGGACAAAGACTTTGTGCAGATATGGGATTTGACATCTAGTTGCAAATTTGCTAAAAGACATTTGACTCACAGAAAAAAATTTTATAAAGAAGCAAACTATCCTTTTACGATAGAGAAAGTAGATTGGACAAAATGAGAATAGCAGGCGCACAAATACCAGTTACAAATGATGTCAACACAAATTATGAAGAAATTAAAAAAGCATGTGATTGGGCAATAGATAATAATGTAGATTACTTGTTCACACCAGAAGCATCATTAAGTGGATACGATACTCCGAGTTTTAATATCAATACTTGTAACGAAACGGAACAAGCAATGAAAAAGTTAGTAGAATTGTCGTCTGCCAACAATCTTGGATTGATCATTGGTACACTTTGGATGGATGAAAAAGATAAGCCAAACGGTGCATTCTTTGGAAAGAAAACTAATCAATTGAGATTTTATAATACTAAAGGAGAATATATAGGTTCAACTTGTAAAACACGATTAGTATCATTTGATCAAGATTGTGAAAAACAGAATACTCCGCCGACTATTAAATTGGTCACAAACAAAGAAACTATTAAGGTAGGTGCTTTGATTTGTAATGATTTAGTGGGCAATTACTATTGGGGTGGAGAAAATTTGGCAAGAACATTAAAAAAACAAGGTATAGATATCATTTTACATGCCAGTAATACTCAAAAGGATCAAGGACCTTATGTAAAAAAAGTGCATGATGAATTTCACGATGCTTGTATTAAAATGGTTACTTACGCTACTAATATTCCATTGCTTGCCGTGGACAATCCTTGGCACATACACGGAGTTGAATCAAAAGAAGGAACATCTTTCACATCAGGCATTTATCTCCCTATTGAAACAAAATTTCAAGCACCTAAAACAGGCACACATTATTTTTATTATGATACAAACCAATCAACTTATTCTTATCAGGAAGGAAATTAAATGAAAATATTAACAATAGACAACACACCATACGACTTGGACAAGATGCCACAAACTGTATCAGACGACATGGCATTTTCTGTGCTAGACAACAGTAACCCCAAAGAACCAGATTTCTTTTTCTTGCCATTGATATACATTGAATCATTCAATGCGCCAGCCATTGTGTTGGACATAGGTGGAAGACAGATCACAATGCCTCTGGATTGGAGCATCGCGGTAGGTGATAAAGAAGACTCAAACACTGTGGAAGTGGTGCCATTAACCAGCATAGCAGATAGAGGGTTTTCGGCATTCATATTCAATCCGTTGAAAGGATTCAAAGCAGATTTTTTCGAAGTCAACGTGGTTAATTTTTACAATGATATAAAATGGTATTTTCCTAAAATCAAAAATAATCAATTGATATCCACACCGTTAGAAGATAAAGAAAATCCAAACTGTGCGTTTTTTGTTAAGGATATATCAAGACAGTGTGAGAGTATTGAATACACCACATTGCTATAATGCCAAGAAAAAAGAAAGAACCGGAAATGATATACACATCACCAGACGGTGGTAAGACAGTGTATGCTCAAGCCATTGGCGGCAAAGGTGAGCGAATTTTGATAGAAGAACCAAAATATCCTGATTGGTACTTGAGTGAATTGGAGATCAGTGAAGTGGTTGATTACGCAAATGAAGGAAACAAGTCTTTACAAATTCAATTAAAGAAGTTAAAATTAATGTATAATCTAATAAAAGAAAGCAGATGGTAACCAAAACTAATAAACTACCTTTGAAAGACATACTGGCGGCTATTGACATGAACGCAAAAAACGTGTGGGATGAACTGTCAGATGATGAACGCAAACAAGTTTCTTTTTATCTGCTGAATAGATATGTGAGTGCTATCAAAGGAAAAACAGAAGACAAACAACTACAAATATTCAAAACAAATCAATATTACAACAAACACTTTTTTACATTGAGCAAACACAAAAAACTGTTATGGTATTTGCTGTGTATGACTGCTAATGAAAATAAGAACATTAGATATCATGAATGGATTGGATACAAATCAAAAGAAAGTGCCGGCACAGCCAAAGCACTGAAATTTTTAGAAAAACTTTATCCCACAAAGAAACATGATGAATTAAAATTGCTGGCATCAATTAACACCACCAAAGAATTGAAACAGTTGGCAGAAGACATGGGAATGAGCAAAGAACAAATTAAAAAGTTATTATGATAGAGAAATTATATCCGTGCAAGTATTGTAATGCTAAATTTGCCAAAGAAAAAACACTATCAGTTCATATGTGTGAACAAAAAAGAAGATATTTACAAAAAGATGAACGCAGAGTTCAATTGGGTTTCCAAACATTTGTAAGATTTTATGAACTGTGTCAGAAGGCAACAAAAACAAAAACTTATGAAGAATTTTGTAAGTCGCCATACTACACAGCATTCGTAAAGTTTGGCAGTTTCCTCAGCAATGTAAAACCATTGTATCCAAACAAATACATTGACTATGTGGTCACATCGGGTGTTAAATTGGACCACTGGTGTAGAGAAGAACTGTATCAAAAATATGCTGTAGATTTGATATTGAGAGAACGTGTAGAAACCGCAATGGAACGTTCAATCAAAACCATGATGGACTGGGCAGATGAGAAAAATGCTCCATGGAATGATTATTTCAAGTATGCCAGTCTTAACAGAGTGGTGATGGACATTAAGGATGGTAAAGTATCTCCTTGGTTGATATTAAACTGTAAAACAGGCAAAGCCATGATGAAAAGATTCAACGATGAACAGTTACAAATTGTGTATCCTATCATGGATCCCAGTCATTGGGCATTGCGTTTTAAAAGACTGCCAGCAGATGTAGAAATGGTCAAGGAAGTAACTAAAGAGGCAAAATTATGATAAAAGAAAATAATGTTGTATCATTGTTTGGAATACCTTTATGTCAAACTCAAATTAAACCCTATGAAGAAAGTGAAATATTTTTAAAAGAAAAAATAAATTATGTGGAGCGATCTCATAAAGTTTCTTATATTTCAGAAAATGATTATGTGTTGGATCATGAAAATCTCTTGCCTTTAAAAACAGAAATTATGACACAAATAAGTGAATTCATGCATGGATATCTTGATATACATCCAAAACATAAATTTATAATGACGACTAGTTGGTGTAACAGGTATGAACAAAATCATTACATACAAGAACATTATCACAGTAATAGTTTGGTATCGGGTGTACTATTTTTAACCGACTGTAAGAATACTGCTGATATTATATTTCATAAAGATAAACTACATCATAATATTTTTACAGACACAGTAAAATTAGATTATAAAGAAGAACTTGACTTCACAAATAAAAGAAGTTATCTTTACAATCAGTCAAAGATAGCGGTGTGTCCAAAAAAATGGGATTTAATTATGTTTCCTAGTTTTTTAAATCACAGTGTAAACGTTAATACAAACCCAAATGAAAAAAGATATACTTTATCATTTAATACTTGGGTAAAAGGTGAAATTGGTGGAGGCCATAGTAAATTAAAACTTTAATAATATGTTTGATATAGATATAGATTTTGCTGATAGAAATGTATTGTTGGACAAATTGAAACACAGAATCGCCAAACTGGACACAGGAAAGAAACATAATACAGGAGTTTACTTCACAGAAATTCCATATGATCCTGCCACCAACTTGGCAACACTGGATTATGAAACAGCAGAAGAACGAAATTATTTTAAGATAGACTGTTTGAATGTTAGCATTTACAAAGATGTTAAGGATGAGGATCATTTGAATCAATTGATGAACAAAACACCTATGTGGGAATTGTTAGAAGCAAAGGAATTCAGTGATCAGGTGTTCCACTTGAACGGACACAGCAAAATATTACAGACACTTAAACCAAAAAGTATCGAACAACTAGCGGCAGTATTAGCAATTATCAGACCTTCAAAAAGATATCTACTCAACAAAGATTGGGACAATATAATGAAAGAAGTTTGGGTCAAACCCACAGAAGGATATTTCTTTAAAAAGTCACACGCAACTTCTTATGCTGTGGCAGTTGTAGTTCACATGAATCTTATCTGTGAACAATTACAAAAATAATTATTTGGGTTTTCTCACCAATTGAACTGATTTTCTTTTGCTACGTTTCATAGCAAGATTACTTAGGCTGGTTATAGGACCAATTTTTACTTTGACATCCTTGGTGTTCATCATCATCAGCACATTGCGAAACTGTTCTAATTCTTTGCGTAAGAATATGCCGATTGGTATCATTCGGTTAGATTCCCACCA